TAAATGTGAATTTAGATTAGCACCTTTGAAAGGAGAAATATACATGATTACTACTGAAGAAGTAGCACCCGCACCTCCACCTCCAGTAAAAAAATTCAATATATATGGAGATTATTAATATTTATAATAAAAACCATGAAAAAATCACAATTACGTCAAATTATTAAGGAAGAGATATCTAAAGTATTAAGTGAAATAACATATATTGGATCTGATGGAGAACTAAAAGGAGATTTTACTTTAAATCAACTCCAATTAACTCCAGAAGTAAAAAATTATATAGAGTCTAAAATAAAATAAATAAGTTATGAAACTAGAATTAGAAAAAATTTATAAAGAATATTGTGAGGGTGATGTAGAAAGAGAAGAAGATAAATTTATAAATATGATGAAAACATTTATAGAATTTAGACTAGAAGTAAGTGGAGGAAATAAATGTGGTTGTATGGTAAGTATGACAACTGTAACTAATTTTTTGAATGAAATATTTTTATTTGATAATATGATGGATGATTGGGGGGGATGTTATAGAGGAGATTTTTGTTGGGAAAAATTTGAATGTTTAGAAAAACTAGTGAATAAAAGTGATTTAGAAAAAGAAATCAAAAATAAAATACTAGAAGGTTATAGGAAAGAATATGGAATGGACAAAGAATAGAAATTTGGCTTCCTAAATTAGGAATTATATATTTAATAAAAATAAAAGTTATGGCAAAAAGGTTACACACAATACTAAACGAAAAATATCGTCCTGACACTCTAGAAGGATACATTTGTAAAGATGAATATAAATCTAAGTTTGAAGAATTCATCAAACAACAAGATATCCCACACCTAGGATTCTTTGGAAAACCGGGTGCAGGTAAAACAACAATTGCTAAAATATTAGTTAAAAATATCGATTGTGATTATTTATATGTAAATGCTGCTGACGAAAGAGGTATAGATGTTATACGAGAAAAAATAGGAGCATTTGCTGCTGCTGGCTCATTTAAACCACTTAAAATAGTGATATTAGATGAATCAACTCATATACTTCAAGCATCACAAGTTGTTTTATTAAATATGATTGAAACGTATAGTTTAACTACTCGTTTTATATTAACAGGTAACTACCCAGAACGCTTAGTAGAACCACTTAGAAGTAGATTACAGGAATTTGATTTACAACCCCCTACTAAAAAAGTAGTAGCACAGCATATCTCCGTTATTTTAGATAAAGAAGAAATCGAATATGAAATTCAAGATCTAGTTAGTGTTGTAAATAAATTTTACCCTGACTTTAGAAAAATCATTAATAACTGTCAAAAGTATACTGTAGATGGCGCTTTAAGATTAGATACAATGTCTAATTCAACTGACGAATATAAAGGTGCTTTATTGGCTGAATTAAAGAAACCATCAAGTAAATCGTTTAATAACATTAGACAAATTATTGCAAATACTGATTTAGAGGATTTTGAGGATGTATATAAATTTTTATACGAGAAATTAAATGAGTATTCTAATGGAAATGAAGGTATAGTTATTTGTTACTTAGAAGAGTACATGTATCATGCTACGTTCAGATTAGATAAAGAAATAAATATAATGGCTTGTATAGCCAAAATCTTAGAAACAATAAAATAAAATATATGAGCCAAGAACAATTAAAAATGAATGTGGATATCAAACAATCCACTCCAATCAAATCTGAAGACGGAAACCAAGTATTCCAAGAAGCAGTAGTATTAAGAAAAATCAGTAAATTCTTAGCTGGAACAAGCGAAGATGCTGTAGTGCCAATCCCAGTATTTATTGATACAAAAACAGGGAAAATCCTAATCGATATGTTACCAAAAGAATTAAAAGCAGAGTATGAAGAGTACAATAAAACAGTCTAAACCAAAACAATTTAGTATCTTTGATTTCGTAAAAGCGATCATTGATACTAAACCGTCTTGGGATATATTTACTCCTGAACAACAAAAGATGTTTAGTGGATACATGATTAATAAATTTTTAAGCATGAATTCTAAATACATTGACATTATAAATTATGTTCAAGGACTAAATGTTAAAGAAAATAGAAAATTGTACGAAATATATTGTTGGATGATTCCACAATCAAAAAACACTTACTCTCCATTCATCAAATCAAATACTAAAAGTTTAGTTCTACCTGAACTAACAAAGTATATTTCTGAGCATTTTGAATGTTCAACATCAGAAGCAGAAGAATATATTATGATAACAGGTAAGGATTTTGTAGAGGATATTTTAGTTAAACAAGGCATTGACGAAAAAGAAATTAAAAAACTATTAAAAAATGGCTAAAGAAGAAATGTCTGTTACTGAACAGCTAGAAAAAGAATATCCTACAATCGCTCAAGGATATAAACAAATAATCAAAGAGCAATATGCTTTATTTGCACGTAAGCACATAGACTATGGAATGTCAAATATTGCAGCTGGTACTCAATTATCAAACGATGAGGAAAAAGACTTTGCATTAACTGGACTTTGGTATCGCTTATCAGATAAAGTAAATAGATGGAAAAATCTTATCATTACTAAACAAACAGGTAAAAACGAACCATTAGTTGACACTTACCAAGACATTACTAACTATGGTATTATTGCTCAGTTAGTAGAGAGAGGATTATGGAAAAAGTAAAATGGCTAAAGACAAAACACCATCAATAGTAAAACAAATTAGGAATTTTAAACCGCAGGAAATAAACTACGCGTTTCATAAAACAATTTCCTATTCTCAATTATCAATGTATTTGCAATGTCCTAAAAAATGGGCGTTGCAATACAGAGATGGACATAAGGTGCCTAGTTTTTCTATTAATATGACTTTTGGAACTGCAGTTCATGAAACACTACAAAACTACTTATCTGTAATGTATAATGAAAGTGGAGTAAAAGCAGATGAAATAAACATAGAAGAATATTTCGAAGATAGATTTAGAGAAAACTATGCTAAAGGTTATAAAGACAACAAAAACACTCACTTCAGCAATCCTGAAGAAATGAGAGAATTTTATGATGATGGTTTAGCTATTTTAGATTTCATTAAGAAAAAACGAGGAGAATATTTTAGTAAAACAGGATGGCATTTAGTAGGTATTGAGATACCTATCGTAATTTCGCCCGATAAACGGTATAACAACGTTTTATTCAACGGATTTATTGACTTAGTCTTGTACCACGAACCAACTGAACAATTCGTTATATACGATATAAAAACAAGTGGACGTGGTTGGGGGGATAAAGAAAAGAAAGACGAAGTTAAACAATTTCAAATTCTACTATACAAAGCATACTTTAGTGAAATATTTGGAGTACCTGAAGACCACATAGATGTTGAATTTTTTATTGTAAAACGTAAAATATGGGAAGCAAGTGAATTTCCTCAAAAACGTGTACAGCAATTTACACCTGCAAACGGTAAAACAAAAGTTAAAAAAGCAAAAACAGCACTAGATTCGTTTATAGAAAGCGTGTTTAGTTTAGATGGCTCGTACAAACCCACAGACCATCAAGCACAACCAAGTAAATCAAATTGTATGTACTGTCAATTTAAAACAAAGAAAGATTTGTGTGAATTAGCGATTCTTAAGTAATTGTATATATTTATATAAAAATATAACGTTATGGAAAATAAAGAAATACTGACATCAGTAAAAGTAGAAAAAGATCTATTTGAAACCTTCAAAATAGAATGTGTAAAAAGAAAATTCTCATTAAATAAGCTTGTAAATCGAACAATGGATTTGTATCTTAACGATGAAAATTTTAGAAAACAACTTACCAATTACAATAACCCAAAAAACTAAAAACAAAAACAAAGTTATGAATTCAAGTTTTGCTTATCTTCCTCAAAATGAGAGGAAGAAAATTTTACTTATATGTGACGACATTAGAGCACATTCCGGAGTAGCTACAGTAGCTAAAGAAATTGTACTTCACACCGCCCAACATTTCAATTGGATAAATATAGCAGGTGCAGTTCAACATCCTGATAAAGGGAAAAAATTCGATATTTCATCTGATATAAACAATTTAGCTCAATTAACAGATGCTAACGTTTTTATTTATCCAACAGATGGATATGGAGATTCAAGTCTTATTAGAACATTAATTAATATAGAAAAGCCAGATGCTTTGTTTATAATCACTGACCCAAGATATTTTACTTGGTTGTTTGGAATTGAAAACGAAATTAGAAAGAAAGTTCCTATCATTTATTTAAATATTTGGGACAGTCCATTCCCTTATCCATTGTGGAATAAAGAATTTTATGAGTCATGTGATGCGTTACTGGCTATCTCTAAACAAACTAAAAATATTAATGAAGTAGTTTTAGGAGATAAAGCAAAAAACAAAGTACTAGCTTATGTTCCTCATGGTTTAAATACAGATGTATTTTTCCCTATAGATAAAGAGTATAGTAAATATAAAGAATTTAGTGAATTTAAAAAGTCATTGTTTAATGGAAAAGAGTATGACTTTACTTTGTTCTTTAATTCAAGAAACATTAGACGTAAACAAATTCCAGATACATTATTAGCATTTAGAATGTTTTTAGACACTCTAGATAAAGAAAAAGCAAAAAAATGTACTATGGTTTTACATACTGAAATCGTTAGTGAACATGGAACAGATTTACAAGCAGTAAAAGAATATTTGTTTGCTGACTTCCCAGACCAAGTAATATTTCACCAACAAAATTTACCATCAGAACAAATGAATTGGTTGTATAACTGTACTGACACTCAAATTTTATTAACTGATAATGAAGGGTGGGGTTTAAGTTTAACTGAAGCAATGTTAGTTGGAAATCCAATTATAGCTAATTGTCAAGGTGGAATGCAAGATCAAATGCGTTTTGAAGACGAAAATGGAAAATGGATTGACTTTAGTTTAGATTTTCCTTCAAACCATAGAGGTACTTATAGAATTCATGGTGAATGGGCTTTACCTGTTTACTCAACTAATATATCAATTCAAGGATCTCCTCAAACACCATACATCAGTTCAGATAGAGTTAGACCAGAAGATGCTGCTGAGAGAATTTTTGAAGTGTATAGTTTTGGAAAAGAAGAAAGAAAACGTAAAGGTAAATTAGGTAGAGAATGGGCATTAAGTGATGAAGCTGGATTTACAAGCAAACATCAAGCTAAAAGAGTTATCGAAACATTAGATGGATTGTTTTCAACTTGGAAACCAAGAGAAAAATATGAACTTATTAATGCTACAGAATATCAACCCGATGTAACTCGTAAACATAAATTAACTTACTAAAAAATAAAAATATGAATAAACCGTTATGTGTAATTAGTTGTCCAATAGATACCTACAGTGGGTATGGCGCTCGTTCTAGAGATTTAGTTAAAGGAATTATCGAATTGAAAAAAGATGATTGGAATATAAAAGTAATGCCCCAACGTTGGGGTGATTGTAGTTGGGGTTTTATTAAAGAAAATGCTGGATGGGAATTTCTAGAACAGTATCTTTTACCAACACCACAATTGACTCAACAGCCCGACATTTGGGCTCAAATTACAGTACCCAATGAATTTCAACCAGTAGGAAAATACAATATTGGTATTACTGCAGGTATTGAAACAACTATATGTCCGCCTGAATGGATTGAGGGAGTAAATAGAATGAATACTACTTGGGTATCATCAAAACATTCTAAAAAAGTATTTGAAGATTCTAAATTTGAAAAAAAGGATCAACAAGGAAGAACAGTAGAATTGATTCAAATGAACAAACCAATGGAGGTAGTGTTTGAAGGTGCTGATTTAGATTTATATAAAATACTTGACCCTAAAGAAATTACTAATATAGATTTAAGTCCTATAAAAGAATCGTTTTGCTACTTGTTTTTAGGACATTGGATAAATGTAAACGCACCAATATGTGAAGATAGAAAAAATGTAGGTTTATTAATTAAAGCATTCTTTGAAACGTTTAAAAACAAACAAAACAAACCAGCCTTAATTCTAAAAACATCAGCTGCAGTTTCATCTTATATGGATAGAGAATCTATTCTAAAGAAAATAAACGCAATTAAGAAAACAGTAAACAGCGATAACTTACCTAATATCTACTTATTACATGGTGACTTTACAGATTCAGAAGTAAATGAATTATATAATCACTCAAAAGTAAAAGCAATGGTATCGTTAACTAAAGGTGAAGGTTTTGGTCGTCCATTACTTGAATTCAGTTTAACTAAAAAACCAATCATCACTACAAATTGGAGTGGACATATAGATTTCTTAAATGCTAGTAACTCAGTTTTATTAGGAGGTGAATTGAAACCAGTACATCCAGCTGTAGCAAACCAGTTTTTATTAAAAGAAAGCAGTTGGTTTAATGTTAATGGACCTGAAGTAGGAGAAGCATTGATTGATGTAAACAAAAACTACGACAAATATTTACCTGGTGCTCGTAAACAAGCAGAATCAAATAAAGAAAAATTTAGTTTTGATGCTATGAAAAATTGTATAGGAGAGCAATTAAATAAAGTACCTGAGTTTCCTAAACAAGTAGCTTTACAACTACCTCAACTTAAAAAAATCGAATTACCAAAATTAACTAAAATATAAAATGAACGATAACTTAATAGTATGCAAGCACTGTAGATCAGATGCTTGCTATGTAACCGAAAACTCAGACATCATCAAAACTTATAGCTGCTTCGGATGTGGTTATACAACTAACTCACTAATGAAAGAAGGTGAAGAATTCTATGCTCAACAACTAGAAGTCCTACCTGAAATTTACAAAGACGTAATGTTTAAAGACGAGGATGGTTTAATGTGGATGCCTACTACAATCAATTTACCTCAACAAGGTATGGTATTTTACAATGGTACAACTAAAGAAAATGCTAAATGGGCAGCTGTGAAAGCAGCAAAAGTTGAAGAAGCAGAAAAAGAAAAATATCCAATCAAAAACAAACCAGGAGAATTTTATGAATGGAGGATGGATATGACTACTATGAAAGCATTTGAGCAAAAAGAATTTATAGAAGCTTTATCTTTTGTAGGAATTTTGCCAGAATAATTTGGATTACAAAAATTAATTTTTTATATTTACAGTATGAAAATAAGTTACGGTTTAACAGTTTGTAATGAACATGAAGAAATAAACAATCTAATAGTATATCTTCTAGAACGAATAGATAAAGAAGATGAAATTGTAGTTGTTTATGATCAAAATAGAGTTACAAATGAAGTATTAAATGTATTAGATCAATATAAAGAAAATATATTTTCCTACCCATTCAACTTTCAACAGAACTTCTTAGAAAACAAGAACTTCATGAATAACAAATGTACAGGAGAATATATTTTTCAAATTGATGCTGACGAAATACCTGAAGATTTTTTAGTACGAAATTTAAAAACAGTACTAGAATCTAATTCAGTAGATTTACTAATCACGCCTCGTAAAAATTTGGTCCCTGGTTTAACTCAAGAACATATCCAGAGATGGGGATGGAGAGTTACAGAACAAGGGTGGGTAAATTGGCCTGATGCTCAAAAACGTATTTACAAAAATACTCCAGACATAAAATGGAGTGGACATCAAATTCATGGAATGGTGGAAGGTTTTAAAACCTTTGCTACTTTACCATTTGAAGAGGAATGGAGTATCATTCACAATAAAACACTTGAAAGACAAGAACAACAAAACAATAGGTACAATCAAATAGAAACAGGAAAATTAAAATGAAAAAAGATATCCCTTTATTTAAAGTATTCATGTCTCCTACAGCAGGAGAAGAAGTTACTAAAGTACTCAACAGTGGTTATATAGGTCAAGGAGAAAAAGTAGATAAATTCGAAAAACAATTAACTTCCTATTTTAACAATGATTATATAGTAACTCTTAACTCAGCTACTTCAGCAGAACATTTAGCTTTCCATATGTTAAAAACACCTTCTACTAATTTAGTTCAATTTGATGGAGTAGGAAATGTAAATTCACACTGGCCTGGATTAGAAGAAGGAGATGAAGTATTAACAACACCTCTTACATGTACTGCTACTAACTTTCCTATTTTAGCTAATGGATTAAAAATAAAATGGGTAGATGTAGATCCAGAAACATTAAACATGGATTTAGATGATTTATCAAGAAAAATTACTGCTAAAACTAAAGTAATTATGGTGGTACATTGGGGAGGATATCCAATAGATTTAGACAAATTAAAATTAATCCAAAAGAAAGCCTATAAAATGTTTGGTTTTAGACCTGCTATTATTGAAGATTGTGCTCACGCATTTGGAAGTAAATATAAAGGTAAATTAATAGGAAATCACGGAAACATAAATACATTTAGTTTACAAGCTATTAAACATATAACATCAGTTGATGGTGGTTTATTATTTTTACCTCATGAAAATTTATATAAAAGAGGTAAATTGTTAAGATGGTATGGAATTGATAGAGAATCTAACAGAAAAGATTTTAGATGTGAAGCAAATATTGAAGAATGGGGATTTAAATTTCATATGAATGATGTTTGTGCTACTGTTGGTATTGAAAATTTAAAACATGCTGATGATATTATTAAAAAACACCAATCCAGGGCCTGACGATTTTAATTATATATGGGTAAATGCTTATCCAGACATCAATACAGCAGCTAATAAAAATGCATGGTGGAATAATTCTGAAAAAGTAGTGGGTATAAAACCTGATGTATTGTTTAGTGATGGCTCAAAGTATAAATTTGACAAGAGCTATACCTATAAAATGGAAATGACAATACCTAATACTGCAAATGCTGAATACGTTATTTTGAATTTTGCTACACCCGATGATGTAGATGCAGTTGCGGCGAGCTCTAAAAAATACGTGCTACCACATTTTAAGAAAAACATGAGTGACCAC